CAAGAGATATTGCAACAAACAAAATCTGCAACAATACCAAGCACGATTATTGGTAATAAGCAGCCTGTTGCTATTCAAATTTTGGAGGTGCTTAAAAGATCAATCGTAAACCTTTCAAGGTCTTACGATTGGCAAGAACTAACAAAAGAATATAGTTTTAATGCAGTTGCATCTCAGAATAATTATTCATTGCCTAGTGATTTTGACAGGATAATTAATAATTCTTTCTGGAATACAACCGACAAAGAAGAAATGATTGGTTCTATATCTCCGGAAGATTGGAGGGAACTTGTAAATAGTACTGTTGGCTCTGGTGCTATTAACGAATATTACAGATTTAGAGGTGATGAAATATTAATATTTCCTACCCCAACAAGTACAGATGGGTATATATTTGAGTATATAAGCAAAAATATTGTTAAAAGTAGCGGCGGAACTGGTCAATCTGTCTGGCTTGCTGATACTGATGTTCCTGTAATAGATGAATTTATATTAAAATTAGATGCAACCTGGAATCTTCTTAAGGTACAAGGTAGACCTTATGCAGAAGATCAAAGACAAGCAAATTTAGCTTTAGCTGAAAGGGTGGGAATAAATGCTGGTAGGCATACCATAAGACATTCAGTTACAAGGCTTAGAAATGGTAAAATTGGTTATCCTGAAATTATAAATCAATCATAATGGTATTAGAGTTATTAAGACAATATCCAGGACTACAACAAGAAAGAGTAGGGCAAGCATTAAGAACTAATGTCGCCGCTCCAACTGGCGGTCTTAATACTCGTGACTCATTATCTCAAATGGAGGCAACCGATGCTCCGGAAATGAAAAACTGGTTTCCATCTCAAGGCAAAGTAGTAACAAGAAAAGGTTATTCAGAATATGCAACAGGATTAAATGGTAATGTTGAGACTTTAGCAGAATTAAGAGATGGCACAACTAAAAAATTTATTTGTGCAAATTTAGATGAGATAAACGATGTTACAAATCCTGCCTCAATATCTAATTTAGGATCAGGTTTTACAAATGCTAGATGGCAGACTGTTAATATGAATGGCAATCTATTATTATTTAATGGAGCAGACACACCGCAAGTTTACGACGGATCGACATTAAGCAATTCAACCATACACAGTTCAGGATTAACACCGTCAGAATTAGACGGTTGCAATGTGCATAAAAATAGACTTTATGTTTGGTCAACTGATGATTCTTCTTTTTATTACGGATCCACAAATGCTATCCAAGGTTCATTTCATAAGTTTGATCTTGCTGGCATAGCTCCTTATGGTGGTAATTTAATTACGATGGCAACTTGGAATCATGATGGCGGTGATGGTGTTGATGATTATGCCCTTTTCATAATGTCTAGTGGTACTGCCTTATTGTATGATGGTTCTAATCCTTCAAGTGCCAATGATTGGAATTTAATTGGTATATATAAAATAGGCGAGCCATTAAGTGTAAGATCAATTGCAAAAGTGGGTGGGGATGTTGCGATAATGACAAGACCTGACTTTGTTTTCTTTTCAGAAGTATTTAAGAATGGTGGTGCAGTAACTTCTCAAACAAAGTTATCTGGTGCTGCCTTAGACTCTGCTAATGCTTATTCTTCAAATTATGGTTGGGAGGTTGTTTTATATCCTAAGGCTTCTATTGGTGGTTGGTTGTTTTTTAATGTACCAGTTGCAACTAACACAACTTATATCCAATATGGACTAAATACAATTACAGGAGCAGGTTTTGAGTTTTCAAATATGAATGCGAGAACTTGGGGATTATATGATAACAGTTTGTATTTTGGGGAAAATGGCTCTATAATGAAAGCAGATGATGGATTAAACGACAATGGAAGTAATATTCCTTGCACAGTACAGGCTGCTTATTCTGATTTAGGTTCTCCACAAGAAAAAGTAGTAAATGAGTTTAGAAATGTAATCAATGTTGATGGTAATGTTGTTTTAAATACTACAATCAGTTTTGATTATGGTTCTAGGGCAGTTACTCAAGATGTTAGTAGTGTTTCATCTGGCACACCTTGGGGTTCTCCTTGGGGTTCTCCTTGGTCACCTGTAAGTGCAATTAGAAATGAATTAGTTGTGACTTCTGGCGAAGGTGTAGCTTTAGGAATGAAAATATTTGTTGCCTTAAATGGTCAACAGCTTAGTTGGTATAGAACTGACTATAGTGTAACAGTTAATAATATTTTATGAAAAGTGAAATTATACCAAAAGGCAAGTATTATGATGAAATAAGTAATTGGTGGACATCTTGGAATTTTCCAATAATACCCCTTGCTTCTTTACCTGATTTTGGGATAATGATTTCAGACAAAGAAAAAAACATTTGCAATGCTTGGTTATATGAGACAAATTCTAATATATTATTATTAGAATGGTTTGTAGTAAATAAGCAAGCTAATAAACAAGAAAGAAAAGAATGTTTTAATCATTTAGTAGATTTTGCAAGTAAATATGCAAAACTAAAAGGTTTTAATGTTTTATTTTCTTCTGTAAAAAATGAATCACTTATCAAGAAATTAATTGATAATGGTTATAATAATACGGAAAAAGGAATGGTAAATTTAACTAAAATTATTTAATTATGGCAGTTTCAACAGGTGCAGCTTTAGCTTTAGGTGCAGGGGCTTTAATAGGTGGTGTAGCTTCTAAAAAAGGAGGAACAGGAATAGGTAGTGCTATAAAAGGAAAAAGACCTACTGCTTTACCAAATATATCAAATGATGCTCTAGCTGATTTATTAAAGAATAACCCAAATATTATAACCCCCTCGGGCAGGCAGTTATACGATATTGAGTCAAACACTATTACACTTGAAGAATCACCTTTCCAACAAGAACAAAGAGAAAGGCAAGAGGCGTTGGCAAAAAGTCTTTCATCTCAACTACAAGGAATAAAGCTTCCAGGTACAGACCCATCAGCAAGATTTGAGCAAGGGAGACAGTTATTAGAACCAGCTTTTACAGAACAAAAAGAGCAATTAGAACAATCTTTAGCAGATCGAGGCATTCCAGCAGGAAGTGAAGCTTACGCAAGAGAATTAGACAGATTGCAACAATCACAAGGTAAGCAATTACAACAATTATCTTTTGAGTCAGTACAAACAGCAGAAGCACAAAGATCAGCAAGATTTAATGAATTAGCATCTTTACTTGGTCAGGCTCAAGTAGGTGGAGTAGGTTTTGGACAATTCCAACCTAAATTTCAAGGTGCTGATATTTTAGGAGCTTCAGTTGCTCAACAAAATTTCCAATTACAACAACGAGCTTTAGACGATCAAAGAAGGCAGGCTTTGATCGGCGGCTTGGGACAATTAGGTAGTGCTGGTATTATGGCTTTTTCAGACGAAAGGTTAAAAGAAGATATAGTTAAAATAGGAGAATCAGAATCTGGTATTAATGTTTATAAATTTAACTACAAAGGTAATCCAAAAGTTTATCAAGGTGTAATTGCTCAAGAAGTGCAAGAAAGTAATCCAGAAGCTGTAATTGAAAAAGATGGTTTCTTGGCGGTTAATTATGATTTAATTGATGTTGAATTTAAAAAATATGGCGATAAATAGAGAATTACTACAAAAAGAATTGGCGAGAGCAGGACAAATAACACAATCTGCCATAAGTGGAGAAGGTTTTGATCCTCGAGGCGGTTATGGAGTATTAGCTGCACAATTAGGAACTGCTGCAATAGGTGCTTTTGCTGAAAAAAAAGCAAGAGACAAGTTAATGGCAGAAAACGAAAGAAGAAAGCAAAAGATGGGCTTGTTATTAGAACAAAAAGGGATTTCATCTGAATTTGCTGATTTATTATCCCCAACAAGTCAAGATGCTTTAGTGCAACAAATTATTAAATCTGAATTAACTCCACCTACTGCACCAAAATATGATATAAGAGAGAGTGAAGGGGGTTTTGTAAGGATTGACCCACAAACTGGAACAGCAGAACCAATAAAAACTACTCAAGGCGAGCAATTAAGAGGTAAGACAAAGAAGGTTAAAACTGAAGAATTAGAATTATCAGAAGGGCAAAAAGCAACTGACAAAGCTTTTGCAAAAGAATATGTAGAATTTAAGACAAAAGGAGGGTATGCAGACAGTCAAAAACAAATATCACAATTAAAAAAAGTAAGAAACGAACTCTTAAAGATTGAATCTGGAGAAAGTAAGAAAAATTTATCAGGTGCTAAGTTCGGTCTTATACCAGATACAATAATGGCATTTACAAACCCAGAAGCATTATCTACAAAACAAAGGGTTGAGGAAGTTGTCCAAAGAAATTTAAGGTTAATTCTTGGTGCTCAATTCACAGAAAAAGAGGGTGAAAGATTGATAGCTAGAGCTTATGATGAAAGATTAAGCGAAGCAGAGAATGCTAAAAGACTAAACGCTTTAATTGACCAGATGGAAAAGGCAGCAAAATCAAAAGAAAGTGCGTCAAAATACTTTGAAAAAGAAGGAACTTTAAAAGGTTGGAAAGGTAAAGAGTACACTTTATCTGATATAGAACAGAGCTTCAATAAAAAATTTGGTATAAAAGAAGAAAAGAAAGTTAGTGATACATTAAAAAGTAACGAACCACCAACAACAACAGGAATTAAATTTTTAGGAATTGAATAATGCCAATAGCAAGAATACAACTGCCAGACGGAAGAATAGCAAGGTTTGAAGTACCAGAGGGTACAACACAAGATCAAGTTATGCAATTTGCTTCACAACAGCAATTTGATAAACCTCAAGACCCATCTTTTTTATCAAAAGTTGGAACTGCAACAGTAGAGGGTTTGGCAGGATTTACAGAAGGATTAGGTCGTGCGGCAGTAGGTGCAACTCAATTAGGAGCTGAGCTATTGGGACAAGAAGAATTTGCAGGAAAGATAGGGCAACAAATAGCAAAAGAAAAAGAATTAGAAAAAGATGATTCAACAGCAAGAAAGGTAGGGCGTTTTATTGGTGGCATTGCTCCAGCTTTGCCAGTAGGTGCAGGAATGGGATTAATAAAAGGCGGTATTGCGGGAGGTGCGGCAGCAGAACTTATACAACCAACAGAAGAGGGAACAGCAAAAGAAAGAGTGCAACAAACAGCAATTGGTGCAGGGTTAGGTGGTCTAACTGGTGGAGCTTTACTTGGTGCAGGCAAAACAATAAAAGGCACTGCAGGATTAGTAAAAAGACAATTTGTAGCAACCAAGCCAGAAGATATAATTGCAAAAGGTATAAGACCAGAAGATGCACAACCAATTTTAGATAAATTACAAGAAGGTAAAATTTCGGTTATTCCAGATGTAGCAGGAGATGAGGTAAAAGGATTAACAAGAAGTATCGCAAAATTACCACAAGCAAAAGATGTAATTACCGATGCATTAGAACAAAGAAGTTTTGGGGCAGTAAAGAGAGTTAGTGAGCAATTGTCAAAAGATATATCGCCAGTAGGGGCTTATTTTGGTAATATAGACGATTTGGCAAAAGCAAGGAGCGAAATTGCAGCACCTTTATACGAGAAAGCCTTTAAACAAAATACAACTTTAGATATAAAAAAAAATAAAGAACTATTTAATAAAATAGCTCCAGATATTGCTGATGCTAGAAGAAAGTTTAGAATACCTAGCACAAGTAAAATGAAAGACCCTTTGGTAAAACAAGCGAAACAATTTAAAAGTTTTGAAGATTTTTTAAACTCTATTCCTCCAAAGGAAGAAGTTATAATAGGTGCAGGACATACACCAAAGGAAATAAAAAATTTAAAAAAGATTTATGAAGAATCTAAGGCTGTTGGTAAAGGAATTGCTGATAATTCAATAGTAATGCTTGATGCCGCTAAAAAGTCTTTAGATGACAAGATAGGAAAAGCAATCAGACAAGGAGAAAGGCAAGAAGCAAGTATATTACAAGGAATTAAAAAAGAGTTAGTAAGTAAACTTGACCAACTTAATCCAGATTATAAAAAAGCTAGACAAGTATTCAGTGATTTTGCTTCAATCCAAAATGCACAAGAGCAAGGGTTAGAAATAGTAAAAAAAGGAATAACCGCCGAACAAGTCAAAAAGATGATAAAAGAAATGAGTGTTGCAGAAAAAGATGCTTTTAGAATTGGGCTTAGAGAGGGGTTGGATAGAATAGTTAGAAATACTTCAATAGGTAATGATCCTGCTAAAAAGATATTTAATGATTTAAGTATTGTAGATAAAATAAAAGCAGCTTTAGGAGATGGGAAGAAATTTACAGATTTTAAAAAGAGAATGCAAGAAGAGATAGCGGCGGCTGATACTAGATTTAAAGTATTAGGAGGCAGTAGATCAGATTTTAATTTATCTCAAGACGATGTATTAGATAAAATAGTAAGTGGTGCGGAGGTTGCAAGAGGAGGTAAAACTGAATTATTAAGGGTAACAGTAAATGCTTTAAAAAACAGAGCCGCAGGACTTAATAAAAAAAATGCAAAGCAAGTCGCAGAAATATTAGTAAATAGAGAAAAAGGAATTGAAGCATTGCAGAATATAATAAATAAAGAACAAAGTAAAACACAACAAAGAATATTAAAAGATTTTGTAAGGTCTTTAAGACCAGAGGTATTAGGTTCTCAAGCTTTGCAAAATGATTAACAATAAATTATAAAATT